CTCATCAACCGCGACTGGTTGATTAACATGTCGGTCTGGTACATGGATATCGACACCGAAGTGAAATTCAAAGCGGCGGGCGAGCAGCAAAATATCAGTACCCGTCTGGATCCGTGGGTGTTTATGTTCTCGGCCGGCTACCGCTTCTAAACCTCTTCTGCAAAACTCCTGCAAAACCCTTCTGCAAAACTGGTCGTTAAATGACCAGTTTTTTATACTCTTTTCCTCGAGTGTCATTATATTTATTCGTCATGATTACACTGGAGTGCCCAAGTAAAACTTGAGTATCTATACCTTGCTCGCGATAAAGCCGCTCCGATAAAGATCGCTGTTCGTGGAAGCTCGGTGCCGTGCCGTTTTTCTCCCACTCGTACGCGACGCTATCTCTCGCTTTGCTAAATGCGACAGTTAAGGTTGCCGGTTTAACCATGCCGCCCCGCTTGGCTTTCCCTTTAGCGTGGTGATGATGCAACTAGTAAGGGCTCAGAACCTTGTCGCGGCACGAGGAGATCACCTCACCGAGCGAGATGCCAAGTGCGTTACAGCGTAACTCTAAAGGAATGGCCAGCTTGTATCCGGTCTTGCTTTGCTCGATACACAAACAACCTTCCTGGATGTCAGTAAACTTCATGTTGCATATATCAGACAGGCGCTGCCCGGTGATAATGGCGAGCTGCATACCGCGTTGAAGGAAATAATTATCTTTTTCTGCCGCGTTGAAGATAAGCATCCACTCCTCGAAAGTAAGCCTTTGCCGGCTGATCTTTACGTGGGGCTTCTTGCTGGAAAGCGCCGGGTTGAATCCAGGCGGGACTTCTCCGACTTGCTGCGCTTCCTTAAACACATCGATCGTAACCTTCCTGAAAATTTGCCCCATCCTGTTATGTCCCTTCTCTTTATAATCTTCCAGAATCGAAACAATATCCTTTACGGTAATCTCATCCAGCTGACGTGGCCCCAAAGATTCATCAAGAACCTTTAACGGTGAGGCCTTTTGCTTGAATGTATTTAGCTTAATCTCGCCATGTTGCAGCCGCTCTTCCTGAAGCTTTCTGTACCGGACCAAATACTCGCTGATCGTTGCGGCTCCGCCCAGGCGCTTGTTGATGTCATTTTTAGCGCGGATCAGATGCCTCATTTTTTGTTCGGCTAAACGGCTGTTAGCTTCAATGGCAATTTCTTTGGCGGTACTTTCATCGGTGCCGAGGCCGTGAAATTTCCCAGTAACAGGGTGCTTATACCGCCAGTAAACTTTTTTGGTGCGCGAGTCCAGAAAACAGGAAAGGCCTGGTATAGATACGTTATGTTTCCGAGGTCGCGCCATCTTCTAAAATCCTCCTCAGGAGCGGGTGATCCTGTTTCTTTATCTCTGGTTCTGCTGATAAGCCAACGAACCGGGCCGTGACCTCGACGCGCCAGCTTTTTCCCACTTTGCATGGGGGCGGTGAAATCATGCCGTTCTTGGCGTATTTGCAAAGGGTGGATGTCCCGGGTACCGGCTCTCCAAATTCGCGCTTTGCCCATTCAGATAATAGAACTAACCTGGACATTATCTTCTCCAGATAATGGCCCTTTGCAGGGCCAAAAGGTGAATAAAAGAAATCAGATTGCTGTCAGGCGTTGCCAGATAGCCGATACGTATTTGACCTGGTGGCGGGCGTCGGCCAGGGCGTTATGCTGATCGCCTTCAAAAGGGATGTCGTAGCGAGCGTTTAGCCCAACCGCTTTACCCAGCTCAACGACGGTTCGCACGTCACGGTAGTTCCAGTGCGGGATCGGGAAGGGCGTGTCGGCTAACTCAAATGCTGCCTCCAGAAGAGAGCAATCAAACGAACTACCATTTCCCCAGAGCTGGACATTCTTAGAACCGTTGGCTGCGTTTTCAGCGATGAAGTCGAGAAGCTGCTCAAGCGCTTCTACCAGGCCGACCGTATCATCCACCACGATTGCAGATCGTGCTTCAGGCGATTGCTTCAGCCACCAGAGAATGGTGCTGGCGTCTGGCCTGGCCCCGAATGACATCGACGATTCGAGGTTAATCACCTGATAATATTCAGCACCGGTCATACCGCTGGCCGGGTCAAAGAATACGGCCCCTACTGAAACGATCGGCGCGCCCGGTTTTTTACCCATGGTTTCGAGATCCACCATCAGGTGCGTGAACATGATTTCCGAATTTGTGGAATCAGGCTCCAGCGATTCCAGTTCCTCTTTCAGACCCGCTTCCATCACCGCATAGGTTGCATCGCCAACCGCGGCGCCACAGTCAGGGCAACCGCTGCCACCTTCGGTACCACAGCCAGCACAGATGGTTCCCGCTACGACATCTGTTTGCGCAGCAGTTGCATCAGCGCTTTCGCCTGGTGGAACCGCGCCAACACTTTCTCCTTTCGCCGTGTTAGTCTCTTCCATCTGCACATCGCTGGTGGTCTCCGTTACTGTTTCCGTTTTTTCGACTGCGTTTGAGAGGGTATTGATGACCGGGTCATTATTTGTACCCATTAGGCCATCAATAGAGAACACGCCGCCGCCGAGGTTCGCGACCTGCGGCTGGCTGTCGGCAATGGTCGCCTCATTTTTTTCCGGGTGGAGCTTTTCATCAGCAGCGCGTTGACGCATCTGATCCACAATAGAAAGTGCACGTTCAGGGCGTTTTTGTTCGCTTGGGTTATATGCGGAATGAAGCTCTTCCAGCGTTTCATCAACCTCCTGCCATGCTTCATCGACCATTTCTTTGGTAACGGCTTCCTGCGGCTGTGCATTGTTGGCATGAATAGGCATCAGCTCAGTCGCTTCATTGAAATTTGTCGTCATAGTTCGGTTAACGAACTCGAGGTGTGCAGCTGGAGTCAGGTGGATATTCTCTGGTGCGATGCGCACCAGGTTAAAAATAGCCGTGCGGTTCACTACCAGAACACTAGGCTGATTGCGCAGAATTTTGCTCCATGATTTCCAGGGTTCTTCTTTGTTCGCGACAATCTCTTTGGCGCGGCGCAAAACACTGGAAGGGATTTCAAAATGGTGGAAATCCATCGGCAGCAGGGCGCAGGCGATCTCCAGATCGAGGGTGTCCAGGGTGTGATGCGCATCTGCGCCGCGGTCAGTTACATACCCGCCGTCGGCATTGGTGCCTGAATCTGTGCGCTGCACGTGACTGATGCGGTTACCTGCGGCCCATTCACGCGTCAGGATCCCTTGGTCGATATATGGGGTGGCTACCCAGGCTTTAGTGAACTGCAGCAGCAGAGCCAGCTCATGGCGCTTATCCATGCTGAACACTGTTCGAATAGCATTCGTATAGCGCCACAGGTCTTTGGTGTCATAAGCCTTAACTTCTGAAGAATTCTCTGCGGCCAGAAGCAGGTTCTGGACATATCCGTTATCGGTGTCCATTTCCATTAAGTGAAGATCCGCGTGTTCTTTGCGGCTGATATGATGGCGCAGTTGGTCAGCTGTCAACTGAGCCAGGAGCTGTTTGCGGAATGGCATTTTGCAGACGGGATAATGAGCGCCCCCGTCATCATGTTTACTGATCCTCAGGCCATGCTCAATTAAGTCCTCAGGTTCTTCTTTGGCTGGAAGCTTTCCGCTCTTCCAGTCGTCAACCAGCTGATTGCGCTCGTCAGCTTCGGCTTTAATCCAGCTCGACATGAAGATGGCCAGCAGTGCAGGATTGTGTTCTTTGTCCTGCGGGAAAATGTCTTTAATGGCCTGGACCAGTTTCCACTCGGCATGCAGGCTGAGATCGTCAATATCAGCAACGTCATTTTTGGCCTGCAGCAGGCTCTGGAAATAGCTATTTTCGTCGTCCATCGACAGGGTCATGGCATCAATCATTTGCTCATTAGTGATGTGGGTCTGATATTTATCGCCGAGCAGGTGAACGGCAAAGCGCCCAGCAACAGAGCGGTTTTCAACCGGGACGGTGTTGCTTACATCAGCGGTATTAGTGGCAATTAACGCCGCGGCCGGCTGATTCTCATCGCTGGTGGCGCTGTCCAGGGCGATTGTGGTTGCGCTCTGAGATGCGGTGCCGGGGATCACGTTCCAGGTGCGCTGGTCTTCAGCCAAGGTATAGCGCTCGCACCAGGTGTAATCAATCGCGCCTTCTTCAGGCAGATCGTCCACAACCGGCATGTCTGTGCGTACAGGCTTGGCGTAATCTTTCCCGCGGCCAGTTTCGATTTCGGCGTCTTCCAGCGCGACGTCCAGCTGCAGCGCTGCGCGTGTTGCCGTATTGGCACTGAACCAGATAACACCGTCAGGTTTTCCTGATTTCTGGGTTGCCTTAATCTGATAAAAAAATTCCATCTTAGAGCCTCATTTGGGTATAAGATACCCAACAGCTGATGATCGCCGCCTTGGGTAGTGGTCATTGGTCAAAACTTGATTCCGGAAAGCTTTGGTCGGCTGACCGGGTACTTAACCCGCCTTGCGCGGGTTTTGTGCTTATTGGACGCTGGTTTTTTTCGCCAGCTGGGAGACAAGTACGCCATCAAGCGCATCCAGCACAGGGTCGAACGTGGTGTTCGACGGGATCTTGCTTACTGCGCGGATTACTGCTGAAACTGAGATATCTTCTTCACGCAGGCTGTAACCACCTCCGGGCCCTCTGTGCGAGGTGACCAGGTTGCCGCTGCGCAACCGCTTGAAAATTTGCTCCAGATAAGAAACCGAGAGCTTCATTTCTTTACTCAGTGTAGCGAGCGGTACAGGCGTTCCGCGGTAGATTCTTTCCAGAAGTGCAACGGCCTGGACAGATGCCATCACTCGTTTCATTCCAAATTCCATAGTGGATCCCTTCTGGGCCAGTCAGGCCATTGGTCAAAACTCGATTAAAAATGTAACGCTGGCTGTTGGTCGTCAGCCGATTTGTATGGGTAACACTGTCCTTTCACGTGCTGCTCTGCGGCAGCTGCTTCACAAATCGCTTCGGTTTTATAGAGACCGAGCATGATGTCTGAGCATTCCCCAGTGAGAGCGCAGACTGGAATGATTAAGGCGAAGAACATGCTCATGCGTTGAGTTCTGGATTGCCTTTCTGCGCCATGAAGTAGCAGAACTTGCGGATCAATACTTCAACGATGTTAAGGCGAATGGCCTGCTGTTTTACGGGGTTACGTGCATAGTCGATCATGGTTATCTCCTTATTGCCATTTACGTCTGGCCGACGGAACGGTAAAGCCTGCTGCGCGATTGCTTTTGTCATCTCATCCGGTGTTTCGTATGCCGCCGGCAGCTACTTCGTGGGCGTCCTGCCTGGATGACTTACTTGTTGCTTGGTATGCTCGAAGTTTCACACGACGTGAATATCACGTCAATACAAAAAGTGAATTTTATTTTTCACAAATCGTGAGGATTTTGGGGTAGGGACGAAAAAAAACCAGCAAGAAAGCTGGTTTCAGAGGGTGAGAATTAATTAGCTATTTGGTTCAGATTGATCATCCATCGGTTTGAACCTTCCGCGAAGGTACTTCTCAACGTATTCATCAATTTCTCTAAGCCTGACTTGAAAAATCTCAATCATTTTATCTTGCTCAGTTTCAGGTAATTGCTTGAACAAACTGAGCATTTCTCTTTGTTTTTCTGTAAGCCATTTATCTTCATCACCACGCTCTCCAAAGAGCAGTTCGCCTGGCGTGGTGCCTAATATCCTAGCTAAAACCATTGCATCGTCAGCGCCAACGTTCCTTAGACCGGATTCGTAATTGGCGAGACGAGAAGCAGCTGACCAACCGCATAACTTTGCAGCTTGGGCCTGGCTCAATCCCTTTTGGATGCGCAGCGTCTTAATGCGCTCGCCGATCTGTTCTGCAATTGTCTTCATGAGTCGATTTTATCACGCATAGTGAATCATTATCGATTCACGATTATGTTGACATGAAATTCACGATATGTGAATAATGCTCACATCTTACAGGAGAGTCGGATGAATTTAATTTCTCACTATCGTAAAAAAGCAAACATTTCCCAGCTGGCGCTTGCACAACAGATTGGTTGGAACCAACCACGATTGGCGAACTATGAATCGAATCTGAGAACTCCAAGTCTGGAAGACTCCCGCCGTATCGTAGTTGCGCTAAATGCTCTGGGCGCGCGTTGTTCTTTAGATGAGGTTTTCCCACCACTTACAGATGGTTAAGGAGTTCAAATGCAAGCCATTACTTATGAGCATGATAACCAAAAGGCTATCGCTCCGCTGAAAACTAAAAATCAGTATGAACCTCGCCGCAGAGATAACTTGCGGCGCCAGGCGATCCTGACCGCCGTTCGGGAATGGGAGCTTAATCTACCCGGCCAGGCGCAGGACGTTGTTACGCAGTTGGTGGCCGAACAGTGGTCAAAAGAAGGCGGGCGAGGGATCACAGTGAACAAACAGAACCTTTATCGCTACCTAAAAAACGAAACCAATTCCAGCAAGTACACGGCTTACGTCATGCAACTCGCGGACGCGATCAGCATGGCAATGCCGATTGAGATCGCCAGAAAACATGGCCTCCGTCAGGGTAAAACCGACATCGAGCTGGTGGCCAAGGCAATAAAAGAGACCGGAGAGCACCACCAGGCGAAGTTGCTGGGCCTACCGACTAAGAAACAGGCGAAGGAGGGCTTTGAGAACCTCCTGGCTAACGCAGCACTTTTACCCGGTGAACTTGCCGGGGTGATGATCGCTCACCTCCAGGCACTTGCACCACTTTTTACGTAATCGAGTTTTGACCAATGACCAATGAATCATCCACGGCAGGAGAGTTGTAATGGCTGGAGACTGGATCAAGATGCGTGCAGATCTGCACACACACCCGAAAGTCGTCCGCATTGCGTCCGATTTGGATGCGGACAGATTGCGCGTAGTTGGCGCACTGCATGCTACATGGTGTCTGTTTGATGCCCACTCAGTTGATGGAGAGCTTGAAGGTTACTCCTCCAAAACGCTGAACGACATGATCGGCTTTGTAGGCTTTGCGCAGGCTCTGATCAATGTTGGCTGGCTTGAAGAATCGGACGCAAGCCTTTGTATGCCAAGATTTTCTGAACACAATGGACAGTCCGCAAAGCGGCGGGCACAGGAGGCCGATAGGAAACGAAATGTCCGCAAGATGTCCGCAGGAGATGCGGACAAAAAGCGGACCAGAGAAGAGAAGAGAAGAGAAGATCTAAACCCCTCTCTTAACGAGGGGGCGCAAGAAAATTCGGAAGTGGGACAGCCCCCTGTTGAACCCACCGCAGCCCGATACCTTGAGGGCCTGAACGAGCCGATCGGAAAGTTCACCATGACCGGGGCTTGGTTGCCGTCCAGAGATTTCCGCCAGCGTGCAGCTATGTGGGGGATAGCTTTACCAGAACCTGATTATCTCGCTACGGAGCTCGCAGAGTTCGCGTCGTACTGGGAATCCGAAGGGAAGGTGTTCACCCATGTCCAGTGGGAACAAAAATTAGCCCGGCACATCGTGCTGGTGAGAGCGAAAAAACAACCGGAAACCGGAGGTAGGGCCAATGCAGGAGTTCGGGGAGAGCCTACAGCATCCAGAGCTGTTCAGCAGATTCAGTCAGCACACGCAGAGTGGAGACGTCGCAATGGACTTGATGGCAACGGAAACGGCATGGCGCCTGTGGCAGGTCATGGGGGAAGTATTCTCGAACCGGTGGACGCAGAAGAATGGGGCGGAACCTTCGCCGCTCTGGATAGCCCAGATCGGTTCGATGACTGAACAGCAAATCAGTCTGGTCTGCCAGCAGTGCATGGAGCGCTGCGCGGGTGGGAACACCTGGCCACCAGATCTCGCTGAGTTCGTGTCGCTCGTTTCGGAAAGTGGTGCGAACGCCTTCGGCCTGACCTCCGACAGTGTCATGGGGGAGTACCGCCGCTGGCGCAACGAGTCTTATCGTTTTTCGGGAAGCGACAAATATCCGTGGCCGCAGCCGGTGCTGTACCACATCTGCATTGAGATGCGCAGAACGGGCGTGGAACGCCAGATGACAGAGGGGGAGCTTAAAAAACTGGCAGAAAAGCTGTTAACTAAATGGAGCAAGCACGTCAGTAACGGTCTTTCGGTACCGCCGATTCGCCGCCAGCTTGCAGCACCTCAGCACCCGGCAGGGCCAACGCCGGCACAATTGCTGATGGAAGAGTACAAACGCCGTAAAGCGGCTGGTTTAACCAACTAAATCGAGTTTTGACCAATGACCAAACCATTAACCCAGAAAGATCTGGTGGCGATCTTTGTTCGCTACCAGCCGAACTGCGACATCAAGGATGTTGCTGAAGCGCTAGATATGGCCAGCACTACTGCCTGCAAGCATCTTCGCGCGCTGTCAAACGAAGGCATCATTATCCGCAACCACAGTGGTACGCAGTACAGCTACACCGCGGAGCCGAGCGCAGACATTCCAGACGAGGTACTGCCATGCATGGAGCAAAAGAGCGATCCGGTAAAAATCCTCGCCGCTGAAACGAAGGCTAAGGAGCTGGAAAACAGAGGGTTCTGGCGCCGGGCTGCAACGGTTTATACCGATCTGATGGCGATCGCCTGTAGTTCGATCGAGGTGGCTCGATTCGCACAGTGTCGGGAAAAGTGCCTGCGCCAGGCCCGGAGAGCGTGAATATGGCGAGTAATAACCTCTTGAAAATCATTTGAGCGCCACCAGCACAGCGGGGAGAATACCTCATGTCAGGTTCGTCAGCTGCCGAGCTGTGACAGCAAAAACCTGTAGTTAAATTGACATCTGATTTGTGAAGAAGAAGCAAGACTCCTCCAGTCTATATTTTAATGCTGAAAAACTGTAGCTTAAGAGGAAAGTATGATTTTTAGACAGAAATGCTCGAAAAGATGCATATCTGAGTTTGACAGAGTGCTTACTTGTCAGGTTAGTCAGAGGGGGGGGGGGGGGGAAAAAAAAAAGGATTTTTTTAATATTATATTTTAATTAAATAA